GACGTTTTGATGGAGGCGATATATAATGAAGGGTATGCACCTACTACCAATCTATTACACGACAAACAAACTGAACACCAAGAAGAAGAAACGTAAGGTATCTGCAAAGATGCAAAAGTCTCTTGATGAGCATGAAAAGTTTCTGAAGAAAATGGGGTATCAACCAAAAGAAAATCGAGTAGACGTACCAATTTACGAACTACCTGATTATTCATCTGACCGTCCTAGTTTGCCGACTAGTGACGTTATTGCAGGGCCAAGCATAAAGAGAAAAGTTCCTCATTATGGTGGCAATGTTGTTATAGGACAAGCATACAATAAGGGTGGATTGCAAGTCCTATCTACACAAGAAGTAAAAGATCCAATGACAGGAAAACGAAGATGAGTCAAAATTATTGCACTACAAAAGGACTTGGTTGGGCATTCCTAATCATATCTATTTTTATAGTTGTTTTTCCCATATTGGCTTTGATGATGTCGGTTGGACTAGATGACTACGCTAGATATTGTAATCTAAATATCATGCCGTGTTTCACTAGGACAATAGACTTTCTAAGTTCAACTCTAGGGTGATTATATGACACCTAGAGAGTCAGCAGAGGAAGAAGCAGAAAGAACATTCGATGCATTCGTAACATACAGCAAACGTGGAGTTGTGTGGATATGCGTTGGATTATTTGTTGTAGTATTTGCCTGCAACAATGGAGTCGAAACCGGCTCAGATGCCACAGGAAGTGGTTACAATGGAGAACAGTATAATCCATATAATCTAAATGTAAAGGATAACAAATGAGAAGATTATTAACAACGACAAGTCTTATCCTAGCGCTTGCTACACCAGCACTGGCAGAGGATACATCCATCTCAATGTTGAATAAACGTGATGATGGTGCGAAGATGGTATACAGTGAAGATATCGCACGAATTGAAGTAGGTGATACGATTACTTGGATACCAGATTCAAAAGGACATAACGTAGAATTTATTGCAGGCCCAGACGGTTGGGAATCGCCTGCTAAATCAAAACTCGGTAAAGAGTTTTCTTACACATTCGATGCAGCGGGCGTGTATTTGTATCAGTGTACACCACACAAAACTATGGGTATGATTGCCATGGTTATTGTTGGGGATGATATGTCCAATCTAGATGATATCAAATCAATGAAAATGCGTGGTAAGTCCAAAAGGAAGATGAAAGAAATACTAGAGGATTTGTAAGATGAAACTTTTAGACAAAATACCAGAGTTCTGTATGAGTCACTGGTTATTGCGTGTGCCACTTGCAATAGTCTTTATTCAACAAGGACTAAGTAAATTTCCAGTGACATTAGATGGTGCAGAGTCATTTGACTTGCCGTACCTCGTCTGGTGGTTTGCCGCCTATGGTGAATTACTTTCTGGTATCGGACTACTAGTAGCTGGTATAGGATCATGGGTTGCATGGGGATATGAAGAGTATGCCGACTTATTGACACGATTTTGTGGTATTACTATCTGTAGTATTATGACAGGTGTTATTTGGGTTGGACAACCAGAAAGTCTTTGGGATGTAGTCCTATATGACAATCTACATGTATTCCTATGGGTAGGTGGATTATTCTTTGCACTAAGAGGGAATAAAACTTGATGCATATTAAACCAGTGGACTATAGGGTTGCAACTCTGTTTGTACAGGAAAGACACTATAGTCCAGTGATGCCGAAACTAACTAAACACTATCTAGGAGCCTACCAAGGAGAAGAATTGGTAGGCATCCTTACTTTGGGTTGGGGAACGAATCCTATGGGTACAATTAAGAAGATGTTCCCAGAACTTTCTACATGCGACTATTACGAGATAGGTAAGATGTGCATGGATGAAAAGATGCCACGCAACTCTGAATCACAGATGCAAAGTTTGGTTATTCAGTGGATGAAGAAACACACACCAAATGTCAAATACCTGTACACATGGGCAGATGGTATCGTAGGAAAGCCAGGATATGTGTATCAGGCAGCAAACTTTCTGTACGGTGGTTTTATATGGAGTGATGTATATGTAACGGATGAGGGTGAGAAGGTACACTTTCGTACAATACAACGCAAGATGAAGAAGGTAATGAACCGTATGGACACAAAGTATGGGCCTCGTCCGTCAGATGCACATATGGGAGAGCTAGGGTTCTCTAGAGTGTGGGGTAAGCAGTTTAGATACATCTATCCTCTAAATAAACGTGCGAAGAAGTCTCTAAAACAATCCACAATGGAATGGACAAGAGTATATCCCAAGGACAAAGATTTGCAATGGAAAATCAAGAAGCCAGGCGAAACGTCATATACAATAAGTGACATAATGCCTTATGAACACAGAGGTGACAGTGTACAACATAATTCTAGTAACGTAAACAGGGTTGCAGACAAGTATGGAGTATCGACACTAGAAGGATTCTTCACATGAGAATAGTCACCGCTGGACATGTACAACAACTTGTGCCACAACCCACAACTGAACATGTTATCAAAACAAAAGAGAAACCTCGTATTGTAGAACAGACTAGACGTTCTGAAACGAAAAACAAGAAAGAAAAGTAATGAAATATTTTAATGTAATTTTTTGGAGTATGCTGGTGATTGCTGGTATTCTTATGTTTACTGCTACGGATAGACTTGAGAATAGACTTGAGACTATGGAAAATAGAATTGATGAGATAAGTACGAAACTCAAAGATATGACGAATGAGTAGTGACGATCATTTCATAACAACAATAGACAAAGCAAATGATACAAGGGCCTTATGGACTGCGTTGAGTGTTGCTTGGTTTGTTGGTATGTGGTCGGAACAGAACTTTGATCTGATGGTGCTTGTGTCTATGGGAGTATATATATTTCTTAGGGTAAAACAAACAAGGGGATAACAATAATGGTAAAATCTGCCAAAACAGTAGAATATTTGGAACAGAAACATAAAAAACTACACGACAAACTTGAAGCAGCCGAAGCAGAGAAAGCACCAGAAAAATATCTCAAAAACATGAAGAAAGAAAAACTTGCATTAAAGGATGAAATAGTCTCATTGAAACTTGCTAATTTCCAATAGTAAAGAAGGTGAATTATGGGCAGAATAACAATCGAAGGACTCAACGACAGACAATACAAGCTCATGGATGCCATATGGAGTATGTCTAACTATGACGAGGTAATGGCATTCAGAATAACTTTACATCCGATTATGCGTAGAGAGTTAGATGTGTTGTTAGAACTACTCAGATACGAAGCACTGGAAGACGAAATCATGGCGATGCGAATCTTTCCAGAAGCAATGCGAGAAATTAAACGAATACGAAAGAAATACGATGTATAGACCTCTACCAGAATTTGTGACAATCAAGAAGAGTACGATTGAAGGACTTGGACTTTTCTGTGCTGAAGCAATAAAAGAAAACCAGCAGATAGGTATGTCACACTTCTATTGGGGAGAACAACTACAGAGAACACCGCTGGGTGCATTTTATAATCATTCAGAGAACAATGCAAACATGGTAAAGGTACAATCAGATTCACGGTTCTTTCTGTATGCACTACGAGATATATGGCCAGGCGAAGAACTGACCTGTAAGTACACATTTTATGAACTGATATGATGATAACTGAGGTGGGAAAGAATAAATGGGCTGTCTTTAACGACAAAGGACGCATCGTTCTACTGACACACCACAAAGGAGTTGCACTCAAGGTATTGAAGTATTGTCTTGACAACGATATGGATTATGTTGATATCGTTAAGTCATAAATGCAAACCCTGTGATCGAGTGTGGTATACAGAACCATGTCATCTCAGAAAACTCTTCTGTCCATACTGTGGAAAACTACAGATAGATGAGGACAGAACGGAGTATGAAAAGGTAAGAGGACAAGTGATAGATGAGAATGTGCCGCCCGAAATATGATTGGAGATTTAATATGAGTATGCCACATGTAAGAGAAAAAGACAAGAAACCAACATTGTACGCTGTATGGATAGAAGTAGATACAGGCGAGTTTGATTATGTAAGACGAACACATGACGGAAAGGGATGGGGAATGAGTACACCAGTATTAACATTTTTCCAGAGAGAACATGCAGAATTAGAGGCCCAGAAATGGAATACGGGCCAAGTCGTGAAATGGACATCCTCGTAAATGCTGTATTTATTATTGCATGGGTAATATTTGCCTACATTGGATGGAGATATAGGGATATGTGGAAATGATACTATATGGGTATACCATAGTCTTGCATAGGAGAAACACCAAATGAAGTTTTTAATCGTAGTA